CATTTTCTATGTAAAATGTTATAGAAACATTGTAACCATTTAATTCTGGTTGTGATGATACATTTACACTTTGTATTCTAGCCCTAGGTTCATAAGTATTAATTATATTTGTAATCATGCTTTGTAATGTACCAGCAACAAGAGGAGATATGTTTTCAAACAACAAACCAGCAATCTGAGAACCTAAATCTGGATTGAAAGGCCGGTCGTAATTTTGAGTATTTAACAGATTCCTGATTGAGCGAGTTACAGCCTGTGTATCATAACTCAATGCCACATCACCCGTCACAGGTTTTTTTGTGAAGGTGAAATCTATGTCCGAATAAATCTTATTTATGGTTGCCATCTTTTATTTATGAGTTTATCCTAGACTTTAATTTGTCGGTACCTATGTAATTATTGATTAAATACTTCTCGGACTGACCTGCTTCACTAAATTGAGTCAATGTATTATACTCATTTACAATCGTTCTGGAGTTATTGTAGAAGTTTACATCGTTGGTTCTACGTGTGTCCATTATGTTCCTGATAGAATTTAGACCAGCGGTAACTGTTGATATCTGAGTCGGAGATAGATTACTTGTGTATGTTGTTCCAAACTCATCACCAGTTGCAATGATACTGTGTGATATATTTGCCGAATATCCAGATATTGAAGTATTCATGGTACTTAATGTGTCATTAACGGTCAAACTAGTAAAACTACCCAATAATGGAGCGTTATTCTGAATACCATCAGAACGAAATACAATATACATAACGATTTTGCCAACTCCAACAGCTGTACTATAATGTGGTTGTAATGGTTCTTCGGTCATAGAACTTACACCAGATATTCTATTGGTATGACGAATAAAGGTATTACAAGAACTTCTTAAATTGTTTACTGTTGTATAAATGTCAGGTAATGCTTCTTGTAGTCCAGTAATAGCAATAATTGTATTTGCTGTATTCCATATGCCTTGAGTCACATTTGCTACAGGATTAACAAAATAACCACCGACATCATTAGCACTCGCATCTGATGTTTGCCAATCATTTAACAATGGCTCCATACGAGTCATTGTCGTTATTACATTATTCGCCAATGGAGTCACCATACTTGCGGTGTTTGCTGAGTCAAAACCTAATCTACCAAAAATACTCATTTTATATCCTTAAACCATACTTGTATATGATGTACCAGCACCAAAACCTTGGTGTATATGTGTATTGAAAATTGATTTGTTTACAGTATCAGTCATCAATCCAGCTCTCATAGTTCCAAAGTTAGCAAGTGGTGCAAACATAGACACACCAGCATTTACTGTTATACCAGCGTTTATACTACCAATACAAAGTATGTTGCCTGATACTGCTATAGGGTATCCTACTGATAGACCACCAAGCATTGTAACAAATCCATCTTTACCAGCACTCATACCACCTGTTGGTGATGTGTCAACTCTACCGTCTGAATATATGTTTCCAGCCATCAATTGACCACGAATCCTTGTATTACCATCCATGTTCACGTTCGGTGCTTTGAGTTGTAAACCACCAGAAAGTCCGCCACCAGCAGTAAGTGTTGTGCCGAGTTGAGATGTTATAGATGAATAACCTTCTACAACCTGTGTGTAGTTTCCTTTGATGTGTTGAGTTACGTCACCATCAATATTCTCAATCTTGTTACCTGCTATCTGCATGTTAACATCACCATAGACTGTGATATTTAATTTTTTGGCCAGTTGGCCATCATCTACACCAATAGAAATATTATGGTCACCTAGTGTAATTGTATAACCATCACCAAATATCTTATGTACTTCATCACCGTTTGGATGCATCTCAATAAATGTATTGGCACGGTGTTGTAAACGAACTCTCTCCCGTGTTTTGGTATCATCCAATTCAAACATATGACCAGACCTACTCTGTGTCACATTGTTATATGGATATATTGGTTGATAGTCTGTGTTGGCTGCCGATTCTGGTTCGGTCCAACCCCAAAATGCATCAGGTTTGTTCATGCCCATTGTACCTTTGTAGGATCAAAATTATTTGCTTCGGCTGTTGCCATTATAGTATTTGCGTTTCCGTGTGTTTCAGAAACATATTGTATGATTGTATTACTGTGGTCTAAAAGTGGGTCACTAAACAAAGCCTCCAAACCATTTGGTATAGTTGTAGCAGCAAGTTCTTCTCTTTGTTTATTCAGTATCTCATCAGCACCAGCCTGAATTGACTGACCCAATGATTCTACTGTAGCACCAATTTGACCAGGTACTGCTGCAACTTGAGCAGCAAACGCTTTTGCACCATTTAAGAATCTTGTTATACAATCTTGTACGATTGCCAAGAATCTTGCTGGCAAACTTTTTAAGTATGCAACAATGTCATTGATGTTCTTAACCAAGTAGTATATAGTTGCTGCTACCTCAACATATTCAGCAACATCTCTTATAAAATCATTAATGTCCTGTAATGTAGCAGTAATTTTACCATAGATAACTGCTGTTGTTCCTGTTGGGTCAAGGCCAATTGCTTTCATTATTGCTTTTAATGATGATGTAATTGTATCATTTAATTTCTTAATCAACATAGCAATAAAATTGGCAGCATTATTTTTACCATTTTTAATAGCATTTGTAATTGCTGTTATTGGATTGACAAGGCCAGCAATACCAATATCAAACTGTAATTGATATCTGAAATCACAAACATGACTTAATGCAGAGTTTGTTAATGATATACCTGTATTAGCAACAATTCCTCTTGAGATATAAGAATTGGTTGTTGGATTCTTTTCAGCTGCCTTAGCTATTGCTGGAGGCATTTCTGGTTTATTAGGTTCTGCTTTTTTACCTGGAATTAGAGGTTGTGGTGAAAATCCTTTACTTGTGTTCCAAGGATTTGCAACTAAGTCTCTGACTCCAGGTAATATTGAAATGATATAAGGATTTTGTGCTGATTTACCATCAACAAAATAACCATTAACAAAATCACCAGGCGCTGGCATAGTAAAACCACCCATTGAATTGGACATTACTGTTGCCCAAGGTAGACTTGCTGTAGGTAATTTTATTAAATCATCGGTGTGCCAACCAAAAACACGAACCTTTGCACGACCAATCTTTAATGGATCATCAATATTTTCTACAACTCCTATCCATGAAATATATTCTGTATTCTCCATCATTTTACTCCAGTTGACGATTCAAGTTTAGTTGAATAACTATCTTTTGCTAATTCCATAAAAGTCTGATACATTCCATTTGATGGTTGTAAAACATGCCTTACAGCATTAACCAAATATTTACCTGAATATATTTTGTCCAATTCTCGTTTTTTTCCATTTGGACCTAAAGAATATAAATTTAATTTAACTGTTAATCCAACTGTTAAGTTTGGATCACCAGGAACAGAAACTTTTAGTAATATAAAATTAGCAAGAGTAATTTCTGAATTTCTATTTGGTATAAAGTTCTCAGCCATAATGTCGTTGGCAACGGAACCTGGTATGTCATTGATATATTTAACTTTGTATTGGTCTGAATTAGCAACAACAACTCTTACAACACTAGTTGAATTTTCATTTAAACTATGGCCAAGTCGGTCTTTATCATCATTTATTAAACTATTACCGTCTGAAGGTTTATTTTCAGCGATATACTTATTATAATCAAAGTTTGTAACTTTGTAAGACCTAGTTAAAGGATCAACAGATATTAATCTGTTAGCGAATGCACCGGTACCTATTGCATCTAAAGCATTAAATGTTCTAACAAATTTTAGTTGTAAAATATCATGTGTTTTTTTCGCTATGTCTGTATTTACATTTGTTAAATTATAATTATAATAATTATAAGTATCTTTGGCCATCAAAGACCTTAATGATTTAAAATTGAATCCGTATTTATTTTCAAAAAATATCATATCGGCACCAGTTAATTTTTGTTCTAGTGGTCTAGCTCTAGATGCTAGCCAATTTAATGCCTCAAAAGCACTCTTGGTGTCAATATTTAAATTTTGAATACCACTTGTTCTTTCAATATCAATAGGTTTTTGTATCTTTAATTGTTCTTTTAATATGTATTCTACGGTTTTGTGTATTTCTTCACCATCTTTTGGTGCACCTCTTTGTATTTTAAATTTTTGAGATAATATTAATTCTTCAGAACAAAAATACAACTTTAAATAATCTTCTTGTGTATTACCTGTTGGTTGTCTTTCGAAAGCATATAATATAAAAAATCCAGAAACATTTTCTGAAGCACCTTTAATTCTACCAAAATTAATTTTAATTTTACAAAGATTTAATAATTCCCATTTCTCAACAAGACCTTGAGTATCGCTTAATGTAACAAAACCCGATGCAACAAAACCATAGAGGTCTTCAAAATAATTCAATTCAATTACTTGTTCTTTAACCAAAAGTTCTTGACCATTTAATGGATAAATGGTTACTTCATCTATACTTACACTTTGTGCATTACTTAGTTTGTTATCTGCCATCTTATACCATTAATCGTTTTAATTCCGACTCAAATTCATTAACATAATCTTTATTTAATAATCGGATGTTTCTTTTGGATTCATTTAACTCTAACTCGTATGTATAATAACTAATTGCTTTACCCATGGTTGTTACAGATACCAAACCAGTTGGTAATGTATAGGTATTTGTTTCTTCAACAATACCATTATAAGTATCTTCATCTACGGATATTACATTTGTTGTTACAATACCTGTTTGTATGTCGGTTTGTTGTATCAATTTTTCAAAATGGTGTGCCGTTGCATATGGATTAAATTCTGTATACTTGTCTGCAATGTACTTATTGAAATTATTTCCACTTAATGGCCAATCCCATTGTGGATCAAGTATTTGGTTTGCAAACAAAACAATCCAGTAACGATAAGAATCATCATAATACTTATGTGCAACAATTTCTGGTGTATCACCTTCTTGTATGTCATATGTATAATATAACAAAGGACTTTTTAACACCTCTGGTATAATATTGGCACGAGCCATAAGATTCGTTAGAATTATGGCACTGCCATTATAATTTGAAGTTATTATTTTAGGTAATGTTTTAAAATATTGCATTTTAGTAACCCAAATCGATTTCTTCTCTATCAACGAGCACAATTTCTTGGAAACTTAAATCCATAGTTGTTTGTACAGGTTGTCCGTCTTTATGAAATGCTGTTCCAACGGGTGAATAATTTACTTCAATACCAATAAGTACAGCATCAGTTAATTTATTGATATTTGTATTTTCTGAACCATCTTTTAAGAAAGTTAAATTAAAAATACCAGGTGGTGTATAGAAGAATCCCCCGGATCCATCTATAATTGTTGGTGCTGCATATCTTCTGAATAGTTTAATTATCTGTCTTACTTTGTTGGCTTCTTGTGCAGACCTTGGTGTGAAGGTAAACGACATATTAAATGGCCTAAAATGTATACCTTGAAACATAACTTGTGCTTGTGGGTTAAAAGCATATCCTAATTTATTTAAGACTAATTTTCCCAATTGATTATCAGCAATACTATGTATTTTTCCTGCAACTTGACCTACTCCAGGTACACTTTCAACTGCACCCATTAAAGAAATTTCACCATATTCAACATTATAAGAAAAATTTAAAGTGTCAGGAATATATAACAATACAGATGTTTGTAAAGTTTTGTGTGTTTTTAAAAATTCTTGAGTATTACTTGCAGCAATTCCAGCAATTTCACCAAGGTTTTTAGCCGCTTTGTCTAAAAAAGCACCAGAATTTGCAAATGCTGCTTTCGAAGCAGCAGCTAATTCACTAGCTTTATTATTTAATCCGGCTGCAGTAACACCTTGCACACCAGCAACAACCTCAGTACCAAGTTTAATAACAGCTTGACCCAACGCTTCAATTGAAACTGTATCAACATTATACATATCAAATTTAATTGCATGACCTTTACCAGAAGAATTTAAATCTGCTGGATATTGCATCTCTTGATAATTGTATTTTGATTTGAATAAACTACCCAATGGACCTGAAGCCAAAGATTCAAAATAACCAGGTGATTTATAAGAATCACTCTGCCTATCTGATTCATTTACATATTCTACGGATGTTGCACTTGGGTTTATAGATGCGCCCATTATTTTTCTTCCAAAAAAGTTATATATACTATTTATGGCGTATTCTGGAACATTTAGACCTACCAATCCTCACAAATATGTTGGGGACCACACAAATATCATATACCGCTCTTCATGGGAATGTAGAGTGATGAATTGGCTCGATAAAAATCCAAACATTTTATCGTGGGCTTCAGAAGAGGTTATCATTCCTTACAGGTCTCCAGTAGACGGCAAGGTACACAGATACTTTCCAGATTTTGTTGTTAAATCCCGTGGCAGAGATGGTTCTTTGAAAACAATGATGCTTGAGGTCAAACCAAAGAAACAGACTATGGAACCAGAAAAAAAGAAACGGGTCACCAAACAATATATCAATGAAGTGGTCACATGGGGTGTCAATCAAGCCAAATGGAAGGCAGCAACCGAATACTGCCTTGACCGTGGCTGGCAGTTTATGTTAATTACAGAAGACCACCTTGGCCTCTAACTAAATAGTCCATGACTATAAAACCATCAATACTTACTACATTATCTGAGCAAAAAGCCGAACTCAACTATCAAACTAATAGTCGAGAGTCTTACAAATGGCTTATGCAGAAGATTGCTACTCTAAGAAATCCAACAGCAATGTCTGTTCCGATGACTAAAGAAACACACCGTTATGTGAGGCCAAGTGACCGACAAAAGTTTTTGATGGGTGGTTTATACTTTTTTGTGTATGACCCTAAAGGCAAGGCAGAATTGCCATATTATGACAGATTTCCTCTGGTTATACCACTTAAAAGAACACCTGATGGTTTTATAGGTCTCAACCTACATTATTTGCCACTTAGATATCGTATCAATTTTCTCAAAAAATTGTTACCATTTGCTATCTATAATGATGAGGATGAGATTAAGAGACTCCGAGTGACGTATCCGATGTTGGATGCGTCATCCAAACTGAAAGAATTCAGGCCTTGTATCAAACAGTACCTGTATCCACATATCAAATCCAGGATTCTTTCCGTAGAACACAATGAATGGGATATTGCCACATACTTGCCAATACACCAATTTAAGAAAGCCAAACCACAAGAGGTATGGCAAGATTCAGTAAACGAAATAAGGAATTCATAAATGGCCGGATCAATTAGTGCCTTTAAATCCAGTTTTACAACAGACTTAGCAAGACCTAATAGGTTTGATGTTATTATTCCTGTGCCTTTTATTTTAATTGGTTCTCCAATAGTTGATAGTAGAAATCTAACGTATCGTTGTGAAAACGCACAATTGCCTGGTAGAACTACGGCTACGGCCGACCAAAAGACATATGGTCCAATTGAAAAGTTTCCATATCTGGCTACATATAACGATATTGATATCTCATTCTATGTAGATGATGATATGAAACAAAAATACTTGTTTGATGCTTGGTTTGATTATATTAATCCATATTTAAACAATAATTATTCTTACAAAGATGAATATGCAACAACATTGACTATTAACCAATATAATGTGTCAAACCAAAAAACATATTCAGTTGATTTATATGAAGCATTCCCTATAGCTGTAAATCAAATGGATTTGGATTGGGGTAACACAGATGGACTACATAAGATATCTGTTACATTTGCTTACACATACTGGAAAAACGATACGTTATTCAGTAGTTTTTAATTATTAGAAGGAGTTATTATGGCTTTACCAAAAATTGATACACCAACGTATGAATTGACTTTACCATTATCAAAGAAAAAAATAACGTTCCGACCATTCTTGGTCAAAGAACAAAAAAATCTTATGATGGCTATGGAAGATGACAACAAAGAAACGATTGAGAGAAACATTAAACAAGTTCTCACAAATTGTACTTTGACACAAGATATCAATATCGAAGATTTACCTGTCACCGATATAGAATATTATTTCATTAACCTACGAGCAAGGTCTGTAGGTGAAATTGTTGATAACAAATACGTTTGTACCAATGAAGTTGGAGATAAACAATGTGGTAACAAAATGGAAGTAAAAATCAATTTGTTGGACATTGAAGTTAACATCAATGCTGATTCATCTAATGAAATTCGGATAAACGATAAGATTATATTGAATATGAAGTATCCTAAATTCTCAATTATTGAAAAGTTATCCAAAAAAGATTCAGCGGTTGAAGTGGCCTTTGATATTATGATTGATTCTATTGAAAGCATCTATGATGGTGAACAGTATTACTATGGTCACGAAACACCAAAAGAAGAAATGATGCAATTTTTGGAATCTTTGAATCAAGAGCAATTCTCTAAACTCGAATCATTTTTTGAAAATCTACCAAAAATTAGAAAGAAAGTTGATATGAAATGTTCTAAGTGTGGATTTGACCATACTATGGATTTGGAGGGACTCGAAAATTTTTTCGGGTAATATTTTGTTATGATAATTTGAAAAACTACTATAGGACGAATTTCTCACTTATGCAACACCACAAATATTCTTTGACTGAATTAGAAAGTATGTTGCCATGGGAGAGAGACATTTATGTTAATTTGTTAGTGCAATACATTGAAGAAGAAAATGAAAAGATAAAACAAAAACAAGCATCAATGAAACGATAAATGGAAAAACAAAAATTTAACCAGTTGTTATCTGCAGGTGATATAGGAACGATCCTTGAGAACGGTGGAAGAGATTTGTCGGAAAGGCAAATGAGTGCAGTTCAACGATTGGCTAAAGAACAATCTAAAGAAAAACTACAGCAAAGACAACAACAAGTTGCCTCACAACCAGGTAACAATGAGTTTAACATTATTCCATTGATAGCTGAAAATTTAAAGAAAGCATTCTCTTCACAAACAATGTCTAAAGCGGTAGGTAATAATAAGCCAACTAGCAAACAACAAGAACAAACTTCCGCACCACAAACTGATAAAAAAGGAGACAAAAAGGATCCAAAATATAGTAATGTGCCTGCAGGTAAAGTAGAACGTCTTAAAATAAATGAATCTGAAGCTGATATTTTAGCCAACATGTATAATTTTATGGTTCAATCCCATAAGAGAGATGTTGAAAGGATGAAGAAGAGAGAAAAAATACAAAAAGATTCTGAAGAAATCAAAACTAAAAAAGATAAAGGTTTTCAAACTTTTTTGAATGATAGAGATAAAAGAGAAAAAGTCAAGAAAACCAAGAATAAAGGTTTTGGTATTGGTTCTTTACTTAAAGGTGGTTTAACAGCGGGTCTTGCCGTTGGTGGTATTTTAGCTATGGAAAAAGCATTTGCTAAAATGGCTGAAATTGATTTTAAAGATTTTATTCCAAGTATGGGTAATATATTTGGAACTAAAAAAGAAGAACCATCAAGTAATGCTAGAGAAGCTGCTGAAAAATATTATGGTAAAACAATAACAGATAAAGAATGGGAACTAATATTAAAAACTGTTGGAGCTGAAGCTGATGCCGACAAAATTGGTATTGCCAAAACTACAGCAACTATATTGAATCGTGCAAAACAAGGTGGTGATTTTGGTGTGGGTATTGAAGGTGTTATACGAAAACCAGGACAATTTCAGGCTGCTTCTGGAACAGCAAAAAATCCAGGCGAATCTAAACTATTTAAAGAAGGTCCATCTGGAAAAAGATTAGAGAATATAGAAGAAAGCATCACGAATATATTACCATCAGTACCAGAACAACAATTATTTTTTACTGCTTCAAATCTAAAAGCATATGGACCTGGTACAAATCCAGAATTTATGAAAAGTCCAATTTTCAAAAAAGGTGAAGTCGTTGGAGGACAAATATACAATACTCCTGTAACTGAAGCTGAACGTGATGCTGCACAAATGATGAAACCTAAACCTGTAGCTAATGCTGAAACAAAACTTAATCGTAGAACTAAAGAACTTGAGTATCCAAAACCACCAATAGATTCAACTAAAGAGAATGAAGTAATGCGTGAAAAAAGAAGTTCTACGAATGTTGGTTTAATGACAGAGACATTTGCACTTAATAATATTACTGTTATAGAAAAAGAAGTAATTGTTGAAAAGAAAGCTCCAATCGATGATACATCATGGATGCTTAAAATAATAAGAAGCCAAAACGCATTGGGTTAAAAAATGGATTATACACGTTCCGCACTAATAAGAAGTAAAAGTATATCGGAGTTAATGTTCGAACAGGACAGAACTTTCCGTGAAGCTGTATCAGATAAATTCAAAGCAAGAGCAATGGGTTTTAAAGAAAAATTCACTCCTCTTAATATCATTAGAATGTTAACCGGTTCTGGTGGTATAGGAAAATCCATTAGAACGGTTGCTGGTCGTGCTATGGGTTATTCTGAAAGAGATATTGAATACTTTGGTGGTTACAAAAGAAAACGTTCTATCTATGGTCCGGATAGAAGTAAGGTACCTGCTGGTTCAAGAAGCGTAGCTAAAATGAATGACAGTACCGCCGATATTTTGGCTAAAATTTATAACTTGATGCGAAAGATTGATGCCGATAATACCAGAAGATATGAAAGAGAACAAGAATTCGCAGAAGAAAATAAATTAGAAGAAGAAAATAGGCAAAATAAATTTCTATCATTTTTCAAGGGAAAAAGAAATAAATCCGATAAAACAGGTGCAAGCACAGAAGATAAACCAGAAGAAGATAAATCTGGTGGAATTATTAGTAAGATATTTGGTAGTATATTTGGTGTAATGAAAAAACTGCTTGGTGTTTTTGGTGCACTTGGCACCATATTTGGTTTGGTAACTTCCTTCATGGGTAAAATTAAAAACATATTTTCAACTGTTGTTGGTCTTGTTATGGATATGATTACACCATTGCTTGAAAGTCTTTTTAAATCTATTGTTAGATTTATAGCCAGAATTCTTCCAGAATTTGCTAGAGGAATAATGAGTTTGATGACAAATGCCAGAACTATAATAGATTCAATTATAGAAACAATCGGTGAAATTGCGGCTGCTGTAGAATCAATTCCATATATTGGTAGAATTTTTGGAAGTAGAAAAAAACTTATGCTTCTTGCAGCAGGCGCAGGATTTTTACTTACACAATCAGGCAAAAAATTTGAGAATGAAGAAGAAGAAAAAAGATATGATAATAGAGCTTTTTTGGTTGGTCCTGAAGCTGAAGCCAAATATAGAGCAGCTGATATTGCAATGGCTAGTAATACAGATCCATCATCTACAAAATCTACCCGTGAATTTTTTGGAAAAGAAGCGGAAAAAAGAAAAGAAGAAGCTGCACCTTTGGCGATAGAATATCAATCTGGTCTTGCGACCGGTTTAAAAAAATACGGATATGAATTTATGGGTTACGATAGTAATCAGTTACCCATTTTTAAAAATGAACAAGGACGGGAACCATCTAAAGAAGAATTG